TATTGTTTTAGAAGGTGTTAAGGATTTAGATCAAGCAGAAAATTTTCAAAAAGGTGATATCCTTTTGTATAAACGATCTTTATGGTCATCTAAGGTTAATCATGGATACGAATATGATAATATAGGTTATGATTTAACAGATTTAGAACCAGTTTATCAAGGCATTGATATTGACAAATGGTATCCTAACTTACCATATCTAACAGGTCAACATGTATGGTATGAAAATACTTTATATAGATGTAATACTGATTACAAAGAACAAGAGGAATTCAGTATTGACAAATATGATTGTTTAATAGAAAATGTTTATGATTTAGATCGCACAGAAAAATTCGTTAAAGGGACTATATTACTTTATGACAGAACTTTATGGATGAGCACGGTTAATTACGATAGTACTCTAGATGAGAATAAAATTAGAGACGATATTTGGCAGGATACTAAAGAAAGACATTTAGTATGGGACAGCTCAGTTCAATATAGACGATATTTTGACGGATCATTAATCTATAAAAGATTAAAGTTTAAAAATGATATTAGAATAAGAAGTTTTCAACTTAGTCCATTCGACGAAACTTTAGTTATTGATTGTGATTATTTTATTAATAATGATACATTGAAATACTGTTGGGAACAACCGCATGACTTTTTAATTTTTAAGGATGCTGTTGACCTAACTGGGTATAGAAACGATCCTAGATTAAAAACAGTAAGTGATACGGGCATAGATTTTTATTGGGCCACTGTATTCTTTTTTAAGAAAAATTCTAATACAGAAGTATTTTTTAATTATTTGGGTCATATACAAGAAAACTGGAATTATTATAGACACATATATCAAATTGAGCATAGTTTATATAGAAATGATTATGCTTTCAGTATTGGTATTCATGTTATGAATGGTTATCAAAATGGTGATTGGGCCTATAGTTTACCAGGAAAACTATATTATACAACTGATAGAGATTTATTATTAGAATATAATGACTCTATGAAATTTCTAATTGAAAAAGAAAATTATAGAGGCGAATATACTCTAATGAAGGTAAAAAATATAAATGTGCATGTTATGAATAAGTTTAGTTTATCAAGAGTATTAGATGATATTCATAATGTCGAATACAGTCTGTAATTTATTTTTTATTGCTCTATTGCTTAGGCTACTACGCAGTCCCTGATGTAGTGGCTTAGGCATAAAATCTATACTGGTCCATGACCATCCATTGTGTTCATTGCTAAGAGTAGGTATAAATTCATTATCTACTACACATAAAAATGTATGAAAATTAAAAACATTATCATTACTAACAAATGTTTCTAAGGGTATTGATTTAATTATTTCAGGCATTGAACCTATTTCTTCAACTATTTCACGCATTAAAGTTTGCCAAGGATTTTCAGTAGCCAAACTAGTTCCGCCAACTAGACTCCAAGTGCCTTCATGTTTGCCTTTACTTTTTTGTACTAAAAGTACACGTTTAGTTTTTTTTGAGTAAAATAATGCACCACTACAAACAATACGTTCTCTCATAATATTAAACGCCAATCACCTCTACGATAGGGTCCTTCAAAACTCTTAGTCCAGCTTATGCCATCCCATTTGTATTGAACATTTGTATATATGTTTGTTAGATACTTGATAACATCTTTTGCTCTTGTGCTGTCAAAAACTACATGCCAACTGTTACCATCCCATTCTATAAGATCATTAGCGTTTGCTATAAAATCACTACCATCGGAGTTCTTCCAAGCATCAGGACCATCTTGATTTACGTTTAAAATATAAGTTATTATGTCATCTATTTGAGCATCATTATGTAGTCTAATTACTAGTTTACCATCTATGTCTAAGGAATCAAAAGTTACATTTTGATCATTAACTAATATTTGGATATCATCAACAAGATCGTAGTTAACAGTAGTATCTATTCTATTGCTTATATTTTCTGCTATCAATGTTTCTCTAATACCACCACCAATATTTCTTATAATAAGATACCTTGTACCTACTAGACTAGTGGGTAAACCACTATTAGGACCTTTAGTTTCTGGATCTACTATGGCATCAAAAGTACCAGGACTATTAGATCTCCAATTAGTAGTTATATCTGTGTTACTGGGATAAGAATCTGAATCCCAATTAATTTTTAAACAAGTATAATCTAAAGGATCTATAGCAATTGTTCCTACAACTTCGGATCCATTAGGTTGTAGTAAAAATATTTTACTTTCACCAGGTGTATAAGTATTAGGATGTTTGAGCAGAATAGTTTGCCAATTAATTGGAGTCATGTCTGATAGATCAGGATCTTCCAAACTATTAGTCATTTTTCCATTAGGATTAGGTTGATATATTCTAGCACAACCGCCAAAAATTACTACTTCATAGTCAGCTACATTGACCTTAACAGGGACAGGTACTGTGTCATACAAAGTCCTAGACCCTTCATTTGGGTCTGAACCAAAGCCATCTATATAACCTGTTGCTGGAGTACCTATATTAGTAAACATACTTATAGCAATACTTTGAACTAAACCTAATTTTTTAATTTTAGCAGGAGGACTAATCCAAATTGGCATACTTACAGTTATACTGGCTAAATCTATAGCTGAATCTGTACCAACAGGTATTTGTCTACTGCTAAAACTTACATCATCCAAATATACAACGCTAAGGCTAGTCCAATCTATAAAATTATCATTAGTTTGAATTTCTAAACTAGGATTAAACAGCATTAAAATTTGTTCTAAGATTTGTAGTTTTTGTTCAGTACTACCAGTCCATATATCTGCCTTAGCTGTTAATTTATAGGGACTAGGCATTAGACGTTCTACTGTATAGTTTGATCCTTGATCACTGGTGTACTCTCCATTTTCAATAGCACGTTCACGAACATGAACTTTTCCAACAAAGGTAGGATCTGCTAGTCTTTCCTTATCCATTTCTAAACCAGTGATGTAAACAGCTATTCGGGGCATGCCATTAATTTTATTTTCACTGTTTTGCTTTATTATATTGGCTACTTGTCTATCCTGATCACCGTACATTACAGGAACTTGGAATAATCTTCCATCACCGTATTTGACAACAAAATTGCTGAACAAACGAATAGTTTGTAACAAATATCTTCTTATTTGTCCATCATAATAAAACTGCATTATAGGTCTGCCTTAGGTTTCAATACCTTACTTAAACTAACACGTTCAATTACCTGCTCACCAGCAATGGTATTAACATTGGTGTTATTAATAAAGCTAGTCTTTTGAGTTTTACGTACCTGACGCCAAATTGTAGGATTGTCCAGTGGTTCCATACCTTGTGTAGTAATTTGAGCAATATATTCTATTCCACCAAAAGTAACCATATCATTTTGATAGTAGGTAGTTGTTTGACTATACACACCCTTAGATGTAGCAAAGTTAGCATCAGTATTAGTTAGAGTATGTCGCACAGCATCCTCCATCTTTACCCATCTGTTTCCATCATATCTAAATAATCTGTTAGGAAAAAAATCTGTCCTTAAAAAATAATCATCCTTGTATGGTTCAGCTGGAAATTTTATACCGTGTCCAAATGTATGTCCGTTAGGAGGAAATCCATCACCAACAAGGTGACCAGTGTAGCCACTTCTTATAGGTCTACCATTAATTCTACTGGCATCCAATCCTAATAAACTAGCATCAGCAGTGGTTTGATCCACTGTTTCTAAAAGGGGTAATCCTGTTTCCTCATCAATGGCCAAGGTATAAAATTGTCTAGTCTCATATCCACTCATAGGAGCATCTGCTTCAGCTTGAGCAAGAATAGCATCATTAATTTTAAGTTCTTGACCTTTTGTACTAAGAATTTCTCTCAATGTTTGATCACTGCCTTCTCTAGCAGGTTGATCTAAAATGTCAGCAAATGCCTGACTATCTGTAATCTTTTTAAGTTTAATTCTATATAAGTGTGGCCACCAAGTTTGACTAAATCCTTCACTGGCTCTGCTTACATCTTCAATAACAAAGTAGCGAGGCAGTGCTATATTAAAATCATTTAGAGCAAATTCGTCTACTAGGTGAGGTAATTCAAAAACATCACCAGTTAATGGTTTGCGCCCCACAGTCCTAATCCAATCGTTGATATGAACTGTAGCAAATATAGTGTCGTTATCAATGAATAAACCAAATTGCGTTAGGTTAAAATCTAAATTTTGGACTTGGTAATGCCCCCTTATTTTATAAATGCTAGGGTCATATTTTCTGTCACGATTCTCCAGCAATAACAAATCTTGTATGTTAGTTTCCTTAGTTTCAGCGTAATGAGGCTGATCAGGAGTAGCGTTTTCCGGAGCCGTGTTCACACCAATATATTTGTGCAGATAAAAATCAGTACCACCAATAGCAAACATTTCACTGATCTGTCGATCTATGAATTTATAATCATTTCCACGTTCTGGACGATAAAGGCTGATGCGGGGCATATGATATTTATCAGTAGCTAAATATGGTTAAGGAGTCTAATATGTCAGAATCAACTACATTAGAGCGTGAAAAAGTATACAAATATTGTAGGACCATGCTGGGTGATGGCATGATTGATGTAGAACTAGACCCAGATCATTACGAAATTGCACTAGATCGTGCTCTAGCTAAATTTAGACAAAAAAGTCCAAATGCCGTGGAAGAAGCATTTTATTTTTTAGAACTAAAAGAAGACACTAACGACTATAGATTACCTAAAGAAATAATAGAAGTTCGTAGCATTTATCGTCGTACAATAGGTAGTAGAACAGCAGGTGGTAGTGGAGGAACACAGTTTGAGCCATTCAACTTAGCCTATACAAATACATATCTATTGAACAGCACTATGCTAGGTGGTATTGCCACATATGATATGTTTGCTCAATATCAAGAACTTGTAGGACGTATGTTTGGAGCATTTATTGAATTCCAATGGATCCCAACTACACATACACTGAGAATTTTACAAAGAGCTTACGGGGATGGTGAACAGGTTTTAATACGTGGATATAATCATAGACCTGACTATATTCTATTACAAGATAGATATGCCAGTCAATGGTTCAAAGATTACACGCTGGCCAACTGTAAACTAATGCTAGGTGAAGCTCGTAGTAAATTTAGTCAAATAGCTGGTCCAGGCGGCGCAGGTGGATTAAATGGAGCAGATTTAAAATCGGCAGCTAAAGAAGAAATCGAAAAGTTAGAAAAAGAAATAGACACCTACGTAGCAGGTGGTACTGGGTATACTTTCATCATTGGTTAAAATAAGTCTTGACTTTACAATTTAATTCCACTAAAATCGTAGAAAGGAGTAAACTATGATTGTAGGTATTTGTGGCTTGATTGGTAGCGGTAAAGATACTATTGCTGATTATCTTGTTAACTTTCATGAGTTTCGTAGGGAGAGTTTTGCCCGTAGTCTTAAGGATGCTGTAGCCGCTGTATTTGGGTGGGACCGTGACCTACTAGAAGGTCGTACTAAGGAAAGTAGGGAATGGCGTGAACAAGTAGACTTTTGGTGGAGTAATCGTTTAGGTATGAAAATAACCCCAAGATGGATACTACAAAATTGGGGCACTGAAGTATGTAGACAAGCTTTTCATGATGACATTTGGATAGCCAGTTTAGAAAACAAATTACGTACTAGCAAAGACAATGTAGTCATCAGCGATTGTAGATTTCCCAATGAAATTAATGCCATTAAAAACAATAATGGAATTATAGTTTGGGTACAGAGAGGTGAATTACCTAACTGGTATTACCACGCTTTAGATGCTAATAAGGGTAACCTAAAATCTTCTAAATATATGGAAGATTTAGGAATACATCCTAGTGAATGGAAATGGATTGGTACTGAATTTGATATCATAATTGATAATAACAGTAGTTTAAATAACCTATATAATCAAATTGAAAGTATTATACTAGACAGACTTCAGTTTAACGTGACCAACAAGGTAACTTTTTTATACTCTACAGAAGAAAGTTAGACAGCTAGGATTTTTCCTTATCTTAACGGGTATTTTTCGCTCAAATGCGCTAAATACTTGAGCAAGATTTAGGAGAAATCTCACAATGGCCCAACTAAATTCACCAGGCGTAGCAGTCACCGTAGTAGACGAAAGTTTTTACACACCAGCTGCGCCTTCAACAGTTCCATTAATAATTGTAGCTTCACAAGAAAATAAACCAAACGGCGCTAATACAGGAATTGCTCCTGGTACTCTCAAAGCCAATGCTGGACTAGCGTACTTAATAACTAGCCAAAGAGATTTGGCAGAAACTTTTGGTATTCCAATCTTCAAGACTGATGCCAATAATAATCCTATTCATGCTGGTGAGCAAAATGAATATGGTTTACAAGCAGCATACAGTTACTTAGGTGTAAGTAACAGGGCCTACGTTGTACGTGCGGACATTGATTTAGGTGCTCTTAATCCTAAAGCAGATGCACCAAAAGCAGATCCCCTAAATGGAACTCATTGGTTGGATACTGCCAATAGCAGTTGGGGTGTATTTGAATGGAACGGAGATGCTAAGGGAACAGGTAAAGGTCAAACATGGACTAAGAAAACTCCTATAGTTATTAGTGATACAACAAAGGTTGTTGATTATTCAATTGGTGACTATACACCAAAAGGTAGTGTAGGTGCTGTTGGTGATTATGCCATTGTTAGCCTAATGAATCTTGATACAAGTTACAGTGATTCAGATGTTCTTTGGTTTAAGAGCGCAGGCAACACAGATCAAAGTATTGCCGCTGGTGAATGGGTACAAGTAGGCAGTGAGGATTGGTATAAAAGTTGGCCTGTTCTAGTAAGCACTCTAGCTGATATTGACGCAGCTAAAGGCAAGGACCTAACAATTGATGGTACTACAATAACTCTTCCAACACCAGCCCCTGGAACTCCACTAACTGCTCTAACAGTGGCAAACACAATTAACAGTACAGCAGGCTTTAATGGAGTGTCAGCAAGTGTAAGAAACAATAGACTTGTTATTTTTGCCAATAATGATAGTTTTGAAATATCAAATGATGCTGTACCATTTTTAGGATTAGATGAAGGAACATATTATAGACCAGCTTTAGCCATTCAACCACATACATCAGTTCCCTCATTTAAAACAGCTGATAATGAACCAAGACCTACTGGTAGTTTATGGATTAAAACTACAGAGGCTACGGGCGGAGCAAAACTTATTGTTAAAAAATATAATGAAGATAATGATAGTTTTGAATTAATGGATGCTCCTTTATTAGAGAATGGACACAGCGCCATTTACAAGTTTGATAGAGCAGGTGGTATCAATATTCCTGTAGGTACTCTTTATACAAAGACTAATTTAGATGAAGGGTTTGCATCATTGGATTTTGATAGTCCAGATCGTGCTAATTTTACAATATATAGAAAACGTGCTGCTGGATCAACTACTATAACCAGTAAAGTTATTGGTAATAGTACATTTTCAATAGGGTTAATTAGAATAGATATATCAGAATCATTAGCAGGTCAAAAAGATCTTTCACCAAATAAAGCAGTTACGGCAAATACTTTAGGCAATGATCAAGATGCTGAATTAATTGCATCAGCAATTAATAGAGCTGGATTTATTAATATTACAGCTAGTGTAGATTCTAAAAATAGAGTTGTTATCAGTCACAAGTTAGGTGGTGATTTTAGAATGACTGATAGTGGTTTTATTTCTTGTCTAGCACCTATGTTTGGAGGAACCACAAATCCTTCTTTATTTTCAGCTCCTGGATCTAGTGGATATGATTATGTCGCCAGTCAATGGGAACCACTAAGATTTACTGCTAGTAAAGATGCTCCAACAAGCTTGACCAAAGATGGTACATTGTGGTATAGCAGTGTAGTTGATGAAGTAGATATTATGATTCATGATGGTAATACTTGGGTAGGATATGCTAATGGTGTATCTAACACTGATCCATTAGGTCCTTTAGTTGGTGCTACACCACCTGTACTACAGAGTGATGGTTCACAACTTGAAGATGGTGATCTATGGATTGATACCAGTGATTTAGAAAATTATCCTAAAATTCATAGGTTTGATGCTACAAAAACTACACCAATAGCTACAAGATGGGTATTACTAGATAATACAGATCAAAGTACCGAAGATGGTGTTTTATTTGCAGATGCACGTTGGAATACAGATGGTCAAGAAGGTGATGCTACAATCGTTGAACTATTAACAAGTGATCATCTAGACCCAGATGCTCCAGATCCAGCACTGTATCCAAAAGGTATG